TCGGTTATCGAGCAAATAAGGACGATCCTCGCTTCCGAGACACCCTAAAACAAGCTGTAGCCCATATGGGCCAGTCCATGACTGCCGACGAAATGAACTACGGAATGCTCCAAGCATGGAGACTAAACAACTTCCAACTACTCCTGCAAGTGCACGACTCAATTCTGATACAGTATCCTGAGGAGAAAGAAAATGAAGTTATACTCGCGGTCAAAAAGGCTATGCTCGTGCCAATCGAACTCAGAGGCGGAAGGCAGTTCGTCGTTCCTGTGGACGTAAAAGTCGGGTGGAACTGGGCCAACAGAGACCCAAGAAAAGAAACCTTTGAAGACGGAAACCCTCTAGGTCTATCCAAGTGGCCCGATGACAGGAAGAAATCTTGAGAGTTGGATAGAAGGCTACATCGAGTACACAGATATCCTTCCTTCTCCCCGCCTAATGCGTAAGTGGGCTGCGATATCCTATGTAGCTGCGGCAATGGAACGGAAGATCTGGGTCAGAACGATGGGCTCAGATCTATACCCAGGACTCTATGTAATCCTGGTTGGGCCTCCCGGTATCGGTAAGGGAGAGGCCGTCCGTCCCGGCGCTGCGATGATCCGCTCGATCAACGACCTTCACATAGGCCCCTCCGACATGACAGGGGCCTCGCTGATCGATGCCCTCAACGAGTCCGTAAGAAGATTAGTCCTGATTGGAGACCCACCCTATGTCGAGTTCAACTCCCTCACAATCATCAGTCGAGAACTCGGAGTGCTTATTCCCTCTTGGGAACCAACCCTTCTCAACAACCTTACTGATATCTACGACGGGCAGATGGTGGATCAGAAAAGAAGGGGACGAGACCTTCGCGTCAAAATACTGTGCCCCCAGATTAATCTACTTGGAGCCACAACACCCTCCTATCTCAATCAAGTTATGCCTCCAGGCGCCTGGGATCAAGGATTTATCTCAAGAACAATACTTGTCTATTCAGGTGATCGGACGTACCGCGATCCTTTCGAGGAAGCTGTCCGGGCTGGTATTGGAGTCCTTCACAACGGACTTAGTAGCGATCTCAAATGCATTGCTACCCAGTTCGGAAAGATGTCATTTACTGAAGAAGCGGCAGAAGCCATTAAGACGTGGATCAAAAGTGGATGTAAACCTGAGCCATCAAGCAGTCGTCTTATCCATTATAATTCCAGAAGAATAAGCCACCTATTGAAGCTCTGTATGGTGTCAAGTATCTCTCGATCCAACAATAAGATCATAGGAGTTGAGCACTACGCCGAGGCTCTCAACTGGATGGTCGAAGTCGAGACTTACATGCCTGACATCTTCAAGTCGATGGTTCAGGGCGGAGACAACACTGCGATGGAAGATACCTGGCAATTCGTTTGGACCCTTTTCTCTAAAGAGAATCGCCCCATCGCAGAGCATCGAATTGTGGCATTTCTGAAGGAACGTGTCCCAGCCCACTCTGTAATGAGAGTCCTCGATATCATGGTCAAGTCACGAATGTTCGAGATCACTACCGATAAAAGCGGAATAGCGGGCTACCAGCCCGCCTCCAAAACCAAAAGAATGGAAGGCCAGGCTATTCCCTAACCTCGAACCGCGCAACCGCTACAGCGGTTGTTGGCCAGATCGGACTCGCTCTACTGTATATCCTAGTCTCGATCCTGAGCCCCCAACGACCAACCCCTAATGAGGTATCGAGCCTGATCGGTGAAGGGCGACAGTCGTTCATAGAGACCGCCTTAGCCGGAACCCTTACTCTGTGAACCCCTCCCGCTTTCCAAGCACTATTCATTTCTTGCCACTTATCGTCCAGCGGAATGAAGTTCTGAATCGCCTCGGCCCACCACACCTCTCTAAGCCAAGCCCCGGTTTTACAGACCAAAACATCCGATCCGCTAAGGATATCGGCTCGAGTAAGCACTAGAACTTCATCTTCTACTGTCCCCTTTCCAACTGGCTGCAACCACACTTTCTGCCAAGTCCAAGGAACAGGTAGAACATAGTGTTCAATTATAACTATGGCAGACCAAAGTGCAACTACAGCGACCAGTGAACTAGGCCCGAACTTTAAAGGCGTTTTCATTCCTAGCGTCCTTTCAGCTGGAAAAGCGCCCATAACCTTTCTATTATAACTAGCATAGCGGCCAGAGCCGCTGGCACAGCTAGCATCAATGACAGGCTTTGCCATTTCTCCTTCCGCCTGCGTCTCTTTTCCGCTTCGTATCTGTGTAGCGCCAGAAGTGCCCGAATCTCGCCTCTCTCTTCGGGCCTGAATTCGTCGTCAGTGAACTCAATCCGCCCTAACCCCTGATTGTCTCCACCGCTAGCGTCTCTAACCAGCCTGGCAGGCATTTATAGACCCCATTGAAGGTGTAGAGCACCATAGCCCCGTTCCTCTATTGGATAGACATATCTTGACCATAAACCACTTCAGATGGTGTTCTCATAGCTAGGTTCCGGTCATTTACGACTATCCTAGTTTTATCCCTCACGACCTCCGGTAGCTGCGTCGCAGTTCTTAACACTGCAGAAGGAGTTGACTCCCTTCCTGCCCACGACGCAGCGAATGCACTTAACACTATCCCAACAAGTTGGAGGACGACAGAGCGAACCTGATTCTCCTGCCCCACGAAGAATCCGGTAGCGAGCAGCACACCACCTAACCACTGAGCAGTATGTCTGATTAATGCAGGCAGCAGTAAGTTGATGAGCCAACTCTTCATCTCTCGTCCTCCAACGCTGATCAGTGTCCGGGTTTCGCGAGTTCTTCTTTCGCGTCACTGACCACTTTGGGATCGACGAGCTTTTCCGCCTCCGTACCTGCAACCATAGCCCCAACGACTACATCAGGGTTCTGAATGAGATTGTTAGCGATAAGCTGAACCTTCTCAGGATGTGATGCGTACTGAAGCACTTTCTTGCCAATATCCACCACAGCATCGAAGGCCGAACGCTGGAAGTCACTGTTACCGAGGATACCCTGCAACAGCTTAGCAAATCCGGTTCCCGAGAACCAACTCATTTCATGCTCCTTTGGTTGATACGACTTACAGATTTGTTTTGTCAGACTTCTCCTTTCTCCACTACCACCGTTACACCAGCAGGAGCGATAACCCTTACGATCTGCTCCTGCACGACAGGCTTTGAGGGCTTTCCACCAGCCCACTCCGCACGGAGTTGAACGGTAGTCCCGTCGAAAGAATTAGTATCAACAGCCCCTAACACCCCTGGACACCCATGAGGTTCTGGTCCGACCTTACCGTCACTATATTGCCAAAGCCAGAAATCGTCCCACGAAGCCTGAGGGACAGGATTGGTTCCATACTGGGCAAGCCACAACCGACGAGCACCAAGGAAGGTGTTCTTGGTCTTACCAAGTTGCTCCTTGGCAAGGTTCCCTGAATAGAGCACCACATCACCCTGACGATTGAGCTTAGACTCGACCATCTGTATCCACTGTACTGCTTGTTCAACAGTCATGGTTCGAGCCCCATAGGGCTCCCAGTCGAGACAGAGTAAAGTATCATTGGCAGGATTCGCTGACTGGAGGAAATTATCAACTTGTTGAGATACATTAGTATTAGTGCCAAAATGGTAGGCGCCCCACTCAAACCCTCTCGCCTCAAACACATGTCTCTGAGCACCATACTGCGAGTCCACAAAGCCAGTGCTCTCAGAGGCCTTGTGAATGATGCCTGCGATCCCAGCCTTAGCGACCTCGTCGTAGTCGATCACCTTATTATGATGAGACAGATCGAGCACCATTCTATTTACTTTATGCGGCATTACGTAGTCTCCTTAGTTGTTAACGCTTCATAGGCCGAGACAACCGCAGGCGTGTGAACAAGCTCCACGATTGACTTGAGAAGCGGGATTTTCTCACGATCAATTGCAGCGGCGTTCATCTGAGTAAGATTCTCGTCAACCACCGCTAACTGATCGTTGACAGAAATCCCTGGAGGAATCGCAGTTCGATGCCACTGTCGATGCACTACATTGCCGTCCTCAACCAACATCAGACCGAACCTGACCATAACAGTACCGTTGTCAGTTATTTCGATCTGGTCGATAGCAGTCCTTTTCTCGATCATTGAAGGCTCTCCTATGAGGCGGTCGCATAGACCCCTGTGATCCGAAAAACAACTGTACCCGCGGTAGGGGTGTCAGCTATGTTGAGAGTGGATGTAGTTTGTGCTGAACCTGAGGCGACCATACCTAGCTGTGTGGTATTGGCTACCACTGTCCCTCCAAAGGTTGTGAAGTTAGCTTTAGTTATGCCGCCGAACTGACTGGCAGTTGTAGTGTGATTATGGTTAGATGTATTGAGTGACGTATAGGGAAGTCCTGTGATAAGAATCTGCCCGCTCGCGGTGGTCCACGTAAAGGAACTAGTGGTAATCGCTATAGTGTACAGAACGCGATTCCCTATCTTAGTATAACTCCCGATCTGCACTGAGTAAGCAACAGACAGATCACCGGGAGTAACAGCTGTTATGACCGGAGTGAAAGTCCCTTCCTCATAATCATCAAGAACGTTGGCCCCAGCACTAGCGTTCTGTGATGCAGGGAACGAGATCTGTCCAGCAGCAGCACTGGACAGATCCACTAACGCGTCGAACTTGTATCCACTGGCCGCTCCAGTGAAGGACAACAGATTACTCGAATGTGTAACCAGTACATCGCCGTTGGCCAGATTGATAACTGCACCAGAAGCCATGAACAGATCCGACCACGGAAGGCTCGTAGAGCCCAGAGGCGCACCGTCACTCACTGTGGGTGCAATAGCATCAGAGAACAGATATCCATTAGTGGCCCCTGTGAAAGCTATAACATTAGGGGCGGCATGAGTTATTAAAACATCTCCGGCACTGAAATTAACAGAGCCTGCAGGAGCTATGAACACTGCCGACCACTTGAATGAGTTGGTCCCAAGTGAAGTTCCGCCATCGGCAAGCGGAAGCACTGGCGCATCAAACTTATATCCAACAGTAGCATTCTTAAACCAAAGCTCATTAGTGGCGCCATTCTCAATAGTTACGTCACCACTACTAAAGCTGAGCGATGCGCCAACCTCGTTACCAGCTGTGAAAGTCCCATCCCCGGTACGTCGCACAAGGCCGGTTGTGGTCAAACCTGACAGCCCACTAAGATCAGCGTCCAACGTGAAAGTATAGACACGATTTGCCTTAGTAACTGAGATTCCACCTGTTGCGACAACCTGGGCCGGAAACTTAACAAGTCCCCTCACTTGAATAGCCATGCTTTCACATCCTCAAGAAACGATGCCGTCGAGCACTGGCAACCGACCGATTATCAGTTGTATTGTGTCGCCAGACAGCACGATAGTGCATCCGATTTCATAGGTTTTCGCTACGAGCGCACGCATAGTCTCCACCTCTGCGCGCCATTCCAACACTCCAGTTGCGACCACAGTCACCTGACCCCCCGTAAGGGTAAGTGAGAACTCGGGACTAGTGTTCTGCGCCGCTCGCACATCGATTGTGATCTCAGTTGCTGCCGAAATATCGAGCGGATCACCTGTCTCGATATCCACCAATTCGAGATCTTCTTCCCATGTAGCCCGATTTGAGACGGGAGCAAGTGTATTGGTGAGCATATTGTTCTTCCGATCACAGCTTCATATACCAGGTTCCGAGATAGACAAACGGCAGATTATTGTGTGGCGTGCCACTACCAAACGATGTTCCACTGAACGACATAGTGACAGCGGTTCCTGTAAACGTCGTCGTGCTCTGGCTCCAGGTAAGGCCTGAGGCGATACCAGTCGGAGATACTGCCACAGTAAGCCCGGTTGACACACTACTGGTATTTGGGTTAGCAACGGCGGTGCTGGGAATAGAAGTCGGACCGGCCGTAAGTGTGACGTTGGTGGTAGTGGTTCCAACAAAGCCTGAGTTTGTATGGAAGTGAGGCGACTCAGTAACACCAGCAACAATATTGGGGCCTGTCCCAGCAATAACACCCGCCATACTGATGGCGCCGCCAGGAGTATAAGAGTTCGTCCCAGACGACGAAACAACTATGCTACCTGCAGGTGTAGTAGCAGGAAGCTGGGCCGTAACCAGCGTATGGGTGTTTCCTCCACAGAGAGACCCTGGTGTCGTAGCATTGCCGTGTGCGAAACTGATTCCAGTCCCAAACGCCCCAATCGCTGTATTGCCCATATCATCGAGGCCGATTGGCATGGAGCCCCGCATGTTTGGTAGCGCAATGGTCTTGTTGGCAGCGAAGTCGGCCGCTGCACTTGCTCCACGACCGCCAGAGACTGCGGCCTCAGCATCAGCCAGGTTGTTCCACAGGTAGGTAAACAATGCTGACGTGTCTGCATTAGCTCGTTCGGTTGCAGAACTCGCAGCGCCGCCAATACTCCTACCATTACACCGAACATAGCCAGACTTGGTTCCCTGAACCGGCTCCCAGTGGACCATTCCGGTCTGGACTTTTTCCTCAGGCGCGATAGTCACAGACACGTCAACCGGATCAGGATTAGGGATGTTCCTGTGATAATAAAGCTCGGTCCCGCTCTGATCTAACACTCGAACATCATAAGCCGTAGTGAATGGGATAAACACTGCAGGCCAACGGCCATCAGAGGCAGTGATTGGCTGAGTGTGTGGAATACTCTCGGCTGCGTCCTGATACACTTGGAGAGCAGTGGTGGTTCCTCCGGCGAAGAAATATCCCTTAGCATTGGTCCTGAAATCGTTGTCGTCCCGCTCCAACAGCCCAGACTTGTTCCACAGTGTTCCCATCAGAACCCTCCAAGCAGCGGTGCTCGCGCACGATATCTAGTAAGATCTCTCTCATCTGGAGGGGTCGGTGCAGTCGGACTTTCGTCCCGCGCAGGTACTACCGTGCCGCCGCTCGGATGAGTCAGGGCCTCAAGGAAATCACTCTTATTCTGGCCGGGAAGCTCAAGTTTAACATCTATGGCGTTGAGGAAGTCCTCGGTGCTGAAGTCTGTCCCAAGGTTATTATTGAGGTTCTTCGAGGCCATATTGAAAGAGCCAAGTGTGGCCGAACCGGGCCTTCGAATGAGTCCCTCATAGGCCCGAGTCCATGCAGCAACACTCGCTGCGCCCGAGGGGCGCGAAAGGGCCGAGGAGATCAATCGACCCCCGGCAAGAGCAGCCAATGATGCCACTGGGTGAAGCACAGTCCTCACAGGTCTCGTAACCATAGACAACATATTGGGGAACAGTGTTGAGGCGATCTTCGACACCTGTGAACGGTTAGTCCAATCACGAGCCCGTGTAGACACATCAGCGATGGCGTCAAGATGTCGAGTCAGCTCATCATCTGGAAACAGGGCCTTTTTGCCCGCCTTGCTCAGCCCACTGTAGTTCGACACCCACGCCTGTGGATCAAAGTTCCCCTCAACGCCCTGTCCAAGCTGCTCGATCGCAGAGGACTGAACTTTGGCCCAATCCTCTTTTGGAACACTCGCCCTCATTCGATGGATAACAGCAATATCATCATTATTTCTAGAAGTGGCCAGGGTCAATAGCCGGTTAAAGGTGGCCTCATTGTTCTCAGCCCCACTCAGGCCCCTAACTGGTAAGGGTGAAGCCTGAACCCGCTGAGCTATCGGGGCTCCCGCTTCCTCTGGAGTTACCATTCGTCCAGTAGGGATCAGCGGAGCCCGAGTACCCATAGCAGTGGCCTCAGCCACAGCAGCAGGCCCACGTGAGGGAATCCCCACACCTGCAAGCCTGGCGATAGTGGCGCCTGAGCCCGCCGCAGGATTCCCTGGAGTCACCAACGAGCCCAGCCCAGCAATATCCTCAACAAGGGACTCTCTCCCAGGACCACCAGGAATGTAGGGTCGAGTACCCTCAATCATCCCTTTAGCGGCCTGAAGTCCCTGATACCCAGCACGAGCCAAACCAATCAAGCTCGAAGGGTTAGGAATAACCTCTGGAGAGGGAGAAGTGATAGACTCTTTGAGCTTCTCACCAAAGCTTCGTTGAGTCCTGGGCTCATCGGCCCAAGTAAAGCCCTCTGGAAGCTCCGACTTCTGTGGAGCGTCACCCCAAGTGAAACCCTCAGGTAGGGTATTATTTGCCATCAAAGCCCCTTCTGTCCGACAGGTACTGGTACTCCGTTCTGGATAGTGTATTGCTTTCCTCCAGGGCCAGTGACCGTCCGCCCCTCGTCCTCAGGTAGAATTTGTCGTCTGGAGAAACGGTCAGGGGTTTGGGCTCCAGCCCCACCCGCCTCCATAAGACCCTGAACCATCTTACCATTAGAGGTAAGCTTACCAGCAGCATCTTGGAACAGTGGATGCTCATTCTTATACTTCTCCAACGCCTCATCGAGGCCGATCCGTGAAGCCTTCGAGCCAGCGGACTTCATGTAATCCCTGGCAACGTTCGCTAGTTCTTGCTGACGCTCGTGAATCTGCTCAGCGACCAACAAGAGCGCACGGTTGCCTTTCGGACTGTTAGCCACACCCGCCTGGGCCTGCTCGAGAAAATCTCTATCGGTGTTCGAGATCTGATTCCCAAGGCTCCCACCAGTGGCTGATAGAAGCATTTGTTTGCCCAAAGCGGTGAATTCGCTTATCAATGCTTCAGCGTCAGTGATCCTTGAAAACTCTGGCTTCACATCAAGTCCAAGGGCCTTAAACACACTGCCTCCGGCCTGAAGAGCCTTGATCGCTGTAGGAGTGCCAAAGCCAGAATAGAAGTCAGGAGTATCAACGATTTGCTTCATTCGGCGGATCGTTCCCAGGGTCTTTTCAGAGGCCTTGCCCTGATCAGCGATTACCCCATACTCCTTTTGGGCCGCCTCGACGTTGCCCTTGAGGAACTGTTTCTCAGCGCCCTCCTCAGGTGTCTCACGCCCACTTGTGATCGACAGGGATTGTTCGTAGGTGACTGGAGCCTCGCCACGAGTGGCTCGATCAGCGTTAATGTTAAACCAATTCCGCTCTTGTGGCGTGGGCTTAAGTTCATCAAGCTTGGACTTAGCCACTTCTAACAGCATGTTGCGAGCCGCTGGATCGGCCTTGCTACTGTTAGCAATAACAAACATAAGCTTGTTCAACTCTCCGCGAGCGCTCAGTCCACCGCCAGGAGCTGAAGGTCCTCCAGCTTGGGCCACTTGAACAGGACCAGCGGCCTCGGCCTGCGGCTGAACGCCTCGAATGCCCTCGAACTGACCGATGCCAGTGTTCTTGGCACCGTGGAAAGGAGTCCACCCGCCCTGCTTAGCCTGACGCAGAGCATATCGAATAGTAGCATCTTCGTTGTTGGGATCAGAAGGATCGAGGCCAGTATCTCGACGAAACTGATTGCCCATCGCGCTGGGAGAATCGACGTTCAGCTGGAATGCCCCGTAAGAGCGCTCTCCAGGAATACCGGAGGTAAACTGACCAAGGCCCTCACTAGAGGCCACTCGCACAGCGACATCAGGATCAATGTTTTCCTCTTGAGCGATCCTACGGATCGTAGGGATTTTGTTGCGCGGATCAGTTACCCGAGGTGACACAGACGGCCCAGCGGGCAGCTGACCGCCTCCACCAAAAAAGTCCCCAAGGTTCTTGGTCTGCTGACGCGAGATCTCCACATCACGTTGTTTCTGTGCAAGCGCGCCGAGGTCGATACCAAGCTTAACACTCCGATCCCGCCCCGAGCGCAGTAACGCCCGCGAGGCCCGCTCAAGCGAGTCCGCGTCACTCGTATCAATGCCGCTCAGAGCCTGCCGTATATCGGCCTTGGCTCGGGCCTCCTCAAAAGTAGCTGGGAGGTCTGCGAGCCAACTGAAGTCAAGATCTTGGCCAGGAATAGCCATCTCTACCTCACCCGAACAAGTTGCTTAGATCGTTGATCCCAGTCTTGAGACCGCCGATGCCCCCACTTCCAACGAACTTAGTTCCGGCTCCTATCAGATCGAATATGTTCTTGACACCCTGGTCACTGGCCTTACCTCCAGTAATAAGTGCATCAGTGATGCTCTTACCTAGATTTGCTGAGGCCGCACCAAACTGTCCGCCAGTACTGGAGATTAATTGGGCTATCCGAGCCGCGACATCCTGCGGAATACCAGCCTGTTGTCCCGCAAAGCCCGAGATCAGGCTTGCAAGGTTCTTACCCCCAGTACTCTCAAGGTTGGATAGGTTCACTCCCTGATTACCCAAGAAGTTTGCCAAACTCTGATAAATTGGGGAGATCAGTCCTGTAGCGGCGGTCGAGCGAAGCTGGGCCTCCTGCGGCCCATAGGCACTCAGGGCGTTTCGGAAGTTCCCGAACTCTTGCGATGCGAGACCAGCACCGTAGTCCTGCGCTTCGCGGTCAGCATTTCCGCCGACCAATTCCCCTGCCGCAGCGCGTCGTCGATTGATGGCCTCAAGGCCCTGACCGAGGTTGAACTCATAAGATGGGCTGGTTTTGAACGCCGCCATAGCTCTCGCGGAGCCCTCAGGCCCGTTGATGCCGAGTAGGTCGTCATAGAGATTAGCTCCTCTGCTTGCACGATTGATTGAAGGATCGAGTTCACTCAGGGCCCTTGGAAGAGCAGTACCTTCAAGAATATTTCTTACATCGATACCAGAACCTGCAAGAGCTTGCCGTGCGGCATTGGTTCCGCCAACTAAGGCACTTGTAGCACCCGGTAGGGCACCCGATAGGATATCTGAGGCCTGACCCCCTCCCATCAACAACTGATTGATGCCTCGTTCCTGGCCACCGTAGAGGAGATTCTGGAGATCACGGAGTTGACCCTGAAGAAACTGCTGACTTGCTACAGCAGCCTTCTTGGTCGAGCCCCCAGTGAAGATGTCTGTTAGTGCCATCAGAGTTCCTCAGAGATCTGCATTGATATCAAACTTGTTGTTAGCGCCGTCGTCACAGACAAACCACGTCGAGTCAGCATTGGCTAGCGCCGCTGCGTTGGACGTAACTGAAAGCCACCCGGAGACCACAGTGTGATGCGCATCATCTGCTACAGTGTTAGGAACGATCGGGGCTCCCACATTGTTTAGCAGGTGATAATGGTTGGTAAAAGAAGGGTCTGGAGCGGTCAATTCTAGTGTCCACTCGGACGTACGCTTAGGTGTAAACCCATGACGGCCCTTATAGACCGTGGCGCCAGATCCGGAGTCACCGTAGGCCGTCATTGGACAGATAATAGCCAATTCGCTCCCAACCATATTCATGTTCAGCCGCTCAAACCTATAAAGGCACAACGTGAGTTCTGCGGCCTTGGCACGAGGGACATAGAGGGTCGGGACAGTAGTGCCCTTCAAGAGCCTTACCTTGGCTATGTCGAAGGTTCCGTTCTGGGCTTGTGTCCCCTCGGTCCAGAAGAACACCACGAGGTTATTAGCGCTGCTGCTGACAGTAGCATTGACTGTGAGATCAGTTAGAGTGTTGGCTACGAGAGCGATCGGCCCAGTGGCTAGAATAGTATAACTTCCTGTATTGGCAAAGAACGTGCCAGAACCAAAAGTATAGTTAGTAGAGGTCCAAGTACCCACTACGTCAGAGGTCACGGCGTCGGCTGTTGAGGTCCACTCCGCCACCAGATAGCGAATGTTCGTGCTCTCTGATATCCGAACGCGCGCTGTAAGGGTCACATCAGACCCGCGCAAGTGCTTACAATCATCAGCCAAAATGATATGGGCTCGACCGTGGCGCTGAGCAGACGCCTGGGTCTGAGTTGACCTCATCATATGAGGAGTACCATTCTCAGCGTCGGTAACCAAAGAGCTTCCCACAGCGGCGGTCTGAGTCAGTACATACCATGCATCAAAGTCATAAGTGTCGTCTGTAGGAGCTGAGATCTCGTACCGCTGCTTGTGGAGTCCAGAAGGGTTAACAATAAAGTTGTTGTACTGATTACCGTTGGCAGCAGTCTCGGCAAGAGCCGCCTCAATTGCCAGGGCCCAATCATGGAAGCCCTGAAACTGCCCATACCAATCAGGAGTTATAATTCCTGCCTGGTCTGTGACCAGACTCTTATGATCGAGTACCTCCGGGAAGCGGGGCGAGATAGTCATGCAGTCATCCGAAGCTCAGGATTGATCTTACCTCCACTCAGCCCAATATGAACTGGGTCGGAGACCTCAAGTTTGAACCGAACGCCCTGCCCTCGAGAAAGGCCACAATTAAGGATCTTGACAAGATTTCGAGTCTCTCCAGGGCCGCCTATTCGACGTTGCACTGGGTTCCCGTAGGTGTGACCCCCGTCCAGACTCCAGGAAATGAGAACCTTTGGGTCAATCTCGGTCCCAACCGAGCCCGTTCCTGCAGTCAAAGCGAAGGTCGCCTCAGGTATGACTATCCCTCGCGGGAAGCTCGATATGATACCACTCTCAGCGGACCACAGCAGCGGATCGTTGCCCTCTCGATAATAGTCACTGGTGGACTCAAAGAGCTTCCCAGTGAGGTCGTCTCCGATCAGCCACCGATCAAAGATCTTAACTGATCTACGCCCCTTCCAATCAGTTCGAGTATAAGATACGTTCTCGTTCCAATTACCAGTAGTGAGGTTATACTGCCAAGACCAGAAACCCGGATCAGAAACGGTCCAAAAGGCGTTATCTCCAAACATAAAAATGGTGGCTTGAATTGTCGCAGCCCTACCGGCCAGTACTGCGGCCTGGATCGCACGGCTCACCGGAGGAGTAGAAATAGCTACAGGAGTGTATCCCTGAAGTTTGTAAACAACGAAGTCGTCTCCGCACCAGATCAGAGTGTTAGCCCATCCCGTTTCCCAGCCAGCCACAGCATGGGTTCCAACGATCCCTCTCGGGATTGTGGCCTCGCGCGAGAATGGGAAAGGCGAGAGTCCTGCGTTCCGATAAACTACGGTGAACTTATCTCCAAACACATAGAGTCGCCCGCCATAACGGAGAACCCTTCGGGCAAAGAGCCCCTGGACAGTGGTAGTGCTGTTCGCGGCCACAGACACAGAGTTAAGATCGCTGGCGAATATTCTCCCATCTCCAAAGGACCAAACAAAGAACCCATCAAGGTCACAAACACTGGTTGGAGTAGACGGAAGATCCGCATCGGCAAAAGCTGTGGGTGCACCACCAACAAACAGGTTAAAACAACCGTTAGCTGTCACTACGACGTTCTGCGGAACAGCGTTGTTGTTACGCGCAGTTGTAACCGCATCAGAACCTAAAAGGGCTCCAAGATTGGTCGCAACGAAGCTGGTACTGACAGCATAGACTCGATCAGTGAGAATCCACAAAAGGGTCGAACCACAGTCCAAAAATCCTCGAGTGTGACTATGAGCCAGGGTTTCAGCTACTTGACGAAGGCCGGGAGTACGGAGATAGATAAGATCTCCAGGAGCCCCTACAGGAGCTTTCTCAGGGAAGCAGTTGATCAAGCGGCCACCACTCTCCTGAGGCCTCACACCTGGCGAAGAAGAAACCGGAAACGGGATTTCTACAGGCTCAGCCATCAGAAGTACTCTGACTCCAACACCTCTCTGGTGGACTCACCAGATACGATCTTTTTTAAGAGGGCTTTGTGATAGATCTCCTTTTGATAATCGTAGTCTTGGCCGAAGTCCGGCGCACAGCGATTGGCCAACAGACAGGCCAGAGGATCGAACCGCTCGATAGGAATCTCGTCGATGTCAGGGATCTCTGCGATCCTTTCCGAGGCAAGTTGCTCGACGAGCGCATCGATCTTATCGTCGATAGTGGCGGAGTATTCGGCCTCCAGGGGTTGCCCCAAAGCTCTTATTCGGAGCTTTGAGGCGGCCTCGTTGATGAGCTGGGTCCTGGTCTTGAATAGAACCATTATTTTTCACTCAGGGTTTTGTCGAATTGCTCCTTGCTCATCGAGGTCTGATTGGGGGAGACCGATGAAGTGGACTTGGGCTGATCGAGGTCGGTACGGAACTCCTGGGGCTCCAACAGCGGTGGAAGGGTCTCCTCGCCCGAGATAATCTCGACCTTGAAGAACCTATTATTCCGGGCCTTTTCAATGAAGTAACGATCAGTTATCTCAACGGCCTCGCCCTTCTTGAACTCAACGTTGCGCCAAGTGGTTCGACGCGGGCCACCCTGCTCCTCTCCGTGAAGATCGTCCTCACCTAGCCAAGTGATCTTGGCCTTGAGTTCGAGCTTTTTTGGTTTGACCTCAGCGGCCTTCAGAGCCTCCAGAGGCTTCGTCGGATCAGGGGTTTTTGGGGCGTCCTGCTGCATCGAGGTCTTAGTCGGTTCGGTAGCCACTTTGTTCTCCTATGGTAAGAGGGATTGGATTCGATAGAGCTTTGAGATTAGCCGGGCCACCCCTGGGATAGTTCCCCCAACGCTGTAAGGAATGTACTCTCCCATTGCTCCGGAGTACTCACCCCCTGGTGAGAGCGGCCCCTCCTGAGCTCGACGGAACACCTCTGGCGACAATGGAAAGAACCGCTGATTTGCCATAGCGCCTTTGGCGATCTGCTCCTTAGTCGGAAGCATGTGAAGGAAGTTCTCCGGGATGATGCTGCGGTCCAGGGCAGTATTGATGGCGTCTCCTACAGTCCGTGGGAAGCCCCCTATCTCCGCAGCCCCTCGACCAGCGCCCACCAGGAGTTGTCCTATAGCGTCCTCGATCTTCTCGTTTCGGGGGAGGATCCGCTTTTGGGGAGGGAAGAGCTTCTCAGAGGGTTGGAGGATTCCACTGGTGTCCTCGGTTTCGTAGTCCCCGAGAGGGCCTTTCTTGAACTTACCTGGCGCTAGCGCGGCCTTACCGGCGGTGCTCTTGAACTTTTGTGGATAGAACTTTCCACTGAACATCGACACCGGAGTGATGATCTTAACATCACCCTCGTTCAAATTGCCGCGGAAGCCTTGATCAGACGTCCTTGTGGCGCCGCTGAAGGTCGATGCGAAAGACTCTCCAGGCGCAGTAGGAGTAGGGTCGAAGAGACCGCCATTCTCCATAGACCTGTAGGCACCGGGTCGAAGTTCTGAAAGGTCAGGCATTTAAGCCTCCAAAAAGGGGGAGGAGCATTTGCGCCCCTCCCACTCACATCAAGCCACCGGCCTGAAGAACATGATCGAGATGATGACATCACCAGCGGTTGCACCGCCAGTAGTGCCAACAAAGAAGTCCGTATCAGCAGCGAGAGGCTGTGCCACAGTAGTCGATGGAACGAGGAATTCGCTCCCGGCGGCTTCTGCCATCACAGCGTTGATGTTTCCGTTAGTGCCTACGGTTGCAGTCGAGGTGCCGACGCCCAAGACTGGAGTACCTCCAGTAACAGCCGTCACCACACGAGATGCGATACCATAGACAACAGAGCCCGCAGGCACCCTGCCGATAAGTGTAGCGACAGGGGTGTCTGCGGCGGTCAGAACATGCCGCCCCGAGATCTGCTGAGGCGTCTGATAGCCCGAATCACGAGCGGGTTTGTTGGTGAGATTAGGAGAGTTTGATGCCATTGTTCCCTCCTTAGTCCGCAGCCGAGGCAAAGAACCCAGTGGCGACGCCCCACTGCTTCAGCGCCGTACCAGTGTTGGGATGCTTTTTGAACATCTTGGCAACACCATAAGCCATCTCGATGCCGACACCAGTGATGAACTGATAATCAGTCTCGTCGCGGAACGTAGGCCGGGCCATCTGACCCCACCCAAACACTGCAGCCTGTTGGCCACAGAGGAACACCGGCTCCACACGGGCTGAAGCGGCACCCGCGGTGAGCAGCGTGGTCCACACAGAAGTCACAAACTGTGAGATCTCCGGGACCATTCTGGCGATCACACCATCATAGATCTGATCACCGTCCTGGAACAGAGGATTGTTGTTGAGGCCGTTACCCTCTCGGGCGCGGGCGTCCTTGTTGATGGTTTCCAGAGAGATCTTCAGATCACGGAAAGTGTTGGTGCCACAGAACGCCACGAAGTACTCATACCCATTGTCCACCTTGAAAGGACGGATCTTCGGGTTGGCGTTCATCGCTACGCGCTTCAACAGACTCATGTTGCGCGCCGTAAACTGGTCGTTGGTAGTATCGACGTTCGCGAGCGCGGTAGCGTGAGTGGCGTTGAAGTTCGCCGTGGAGTTCCCGTAGAGGATTCTGTCGGAGTTGTCCGTGTTCCAGGTATTTCGCTGACCGGCCGTAGCCACATCATACATAATACCGTTAACTCGAACACCACCACCAGAGGTCGGAAGGGTCTCCGACGGGAGCGCCATGAACGCAGCGATCAACTCATCCCGCTGCAGTTCTTGGCCCCAGTCCTGAAGAAGTGGTCGGGCCTCACCGAACACATCTGCAGAATCGAGTTGTGTCTCACGCTTGTTGGTGACAACAGCGTTACGAGCCCACTCCATCCGAAGGCGCATACCGTAGTTGTCGATCTTCTCTTCGTTTCCGACCAGGGTACCGGTGGAAACGCCAGTGCCGGTCAAACGGGTGACCAGCGGGATATTCATGTCCTCGCCACCGGCCTTTAGCTCATTGCGAATCCTGATGATCGCGTTGAGCGCCGTGCCCATGTAAGGCGAAAACAAGTTACCCCTGACGTACTCTCGGTTCACTTCTCGAGTGAACTGAATGAGTCTGTTGTTGGGATCGATAACAGTAACTGCCATTATGGCTCTCCATATGGCTCAGTCGATGATCGACGGGGCCATACCTTTACTTTTGCGTGGCAAAGCTGAACAGATCTGCGTCGCTCGGCATACCACTATTTCCCTGTCGCTCTCGCCGCGCTGAAGGTGCGTCGGAGAGTGACGGAGGGAGACGAACTTGAGTCGTAGGAGGAGACGCGGCGCCCTTACGAGCCCGCTCCAAAAGCGTCGGGAGGAACTGTGGGTCGCCAGACATCTTCTCTGCGAGCCGCCGTTCAAACCAAGCGTTTGGATCGCTACCAACTGTCGCGAGCAGGGTCTTCCGATTATGCCAATCAACAAGTGCGCCCCAACGGTTAGGGTTATTGACAACCTCATCGTACTCGGCTTGAGTCAGGGTCTTATTCTCGAACCCCTGATAAAAGGCTGTCTCCGCGGCCTTGACCACATCTTTGCCGTGAGTGGTCTCGGTCATGTTCTTTGACATAAGGGCGAGCTGTCGATTGAAGTTCTGAAGAACAGGCTCGATTGCCTTGCGAATATGGGCCGAGATAGCTACGTCAGGGTCTTCGAAGAAGTTTGGCGGCTTCTCCTCTTCCCCTGCAGCTTGGCGTAGGTGAGCCTCGATTTGCTCTAAGCGATCTTGAAGCTTTCGAGCAATTTCTTGGGCGGCCCTACGGCCCTCGGCCTCTTCGCGTAGACGCCACGAAGGGATCATATCCTCCGCTTTTGGGGGCGGAGGCTCCACCGGAGCGGCCTCAGGCGGAACCTCGGACTTAGCTTCCGCGGGCGGAGGCTCGGTCGGAGTCTCGACCTTAGGGGTCTCTGGCGTGGCGGCCGCGTCGAAGAGTTCTTTATCCTCTATGACGCCTTCAGTCGGTCTCGTAATAGCCATTTCTCATCCTTTCCTACGTATCGTGCAGGTTACGTCGATCCGCCATTCTCGCTGGGCGTTCGCGGACAGGGACTTCGCTCCCCATCAGGGCGTTGTGCCGTGTCGTGGTCACCTACGATCATTTCTTGTAGTCTCCCGGTTTAAGGGAATCTAGCTTGGGCTTCCGCTTAATGTTGGCTCCGGCCTCGCGCGCCACATTAAGCGCAATAGCGATGGCCTGTTTACGCGGCTTGCCTGCAGCGCTCTCACGCGCGATGTTCTCTCCAATGGCGGCCCTAGAGGCACTCTTGATCAGCGGCATCTCGGAGTCCTCCACCATCTCGTATTATCGAGCCTTCCGTTAGGGTTATACCCCTTAGAGAAGGCACAAGAGTTACCAAACTCGTTAGTCCACCAGACTGGTGGAGGATGCCGCCGGAACAGCCCATAAAGAAACTTCCAAAAAGTTCGCATCTCAGCACCCCTCACAAATCGACGGCGGCCCTGGCGGGTAAGGCGGGAGCGGTTCCACTTGACTACCTTGACCTGGGTAGATGAAGACCGCCTCCCGCACCCAGGAGACACGCGAGAAGGTCAAACACAATCGTGACCACTGCAATGCAGATCAGCGCCCACATCACAATAGTCAAGATACTCACGATGAGCGTCCCCGCCCCTCCCGGATCGCCAAACTTCGAGAGAACGAACGGAACCAGCAATCTGACGATTGCGACAACTGCGAGAACGATGATCAGCCAGATTATTAACTGGGCGATCCACCCTAACGAAAAGCACACTTCAGCCTCCTGTGTTGGTGCCCCACCGAGGTGACGATCAGACTCGGTGGGGCTTCCGCAACCGCAGTGAAGGAGACCCGCGGCGGGGCGGTCTCGACTATCAACAGACGGCCGCAGTTCATTTAGCGCCTCCGTTGGCGGCCTTCGTAGCCATCTCACTCAGCCGACGGCGGTGGTCAGCGTGTTTGGTGAGGTCCTGGGCCGCGATTTCAGTCATTTTCTGCTCGTGCTTCTGTGTTTCTCCGGACTGATGGACCGCCTCGGCCTCTAAGTTGGCCCTTCGGTCAAATTCCCGCTCAATCATGCCATGAGCGCCGCCCTGCCCAATCTCTTGGGCCTTGGCGATGTTCAAAGCGACCTCAGACATGGTTTTTCTCAAATCTTCCATGCCCTGTTGGAGCTGAATCATCACCGCCTGTTGCTTTAACTGGGCTTCTTGGGGGTCGGGCTCCATATAGGACAGTAATTTCTTCTTTTTGCTGCCTGCGAGGGGCGCCAACTCGATCAAGATCTGCGGCGGAACGTTTGCGCCCTGCGTTGCCATCGCTCCAAGCGTGTCATAGGCGTCAGCCATCATGTTAACTTCATCTGGGCCCTCGTCCATAATGATGTCCACGTCAAGTTGGCCAATCGCGTTGATTATCTTAACCAATCCTGTCGAGGGATCGACCTCTACTTGATTGAGTGGGACGAGCTGAGCGATATTGTCGTCATCGCTGATCCGAATAAAGCGCTCTCCTGTCCAATATTTCTTGATAATGCACCAGATACACCGATAAAGATCGAGTTTCCAGAACCTATAATTGATGATAAAGGGTCCAAGCTCGGTGATACCCGCCTGCTGAAGGAGAGAAATCGCTCGTCCAGACTTATATTCGAGCCCTTGTCCAATGAGAGCGGGGTTTGGTCCGAAATTCTCGATCTCATTCTTGGCCTCTTCGAGAAATTTGAGGTTTCCCTCCATATTTTGCAGTCGCGTGGCGTCGTCAAACTCCATTTGGAAGTCTTTTTGGTACAAAACCACTCCATCCGGGCGCACAGCCTCTTTCCGTGCCACCTCAATATCAGCGAAAGCCCCATCCTCAGCCTTGATCCGGCGCGAGTTCAGCTCGTGAAGGGCCTTAGATCGGCGCTGATTGATCTCATCCTGAGGCCCAATCTGGTTCCTAACGAAGCCGTAACGGTCTCCATCCTGATCTATCGCGCACGAGAACATCCGATACCTGCAGATATCCTCGCCCTTATCATTCTGGAAATAGGATTTGCCCTCCATGAGCTTCATCGAACCAGTAAAAATCGACCAGCACCATCCGTCCTGGTGCTTGTACCACACCTCCACAAGCCGGATTCTCTTCCGACCTCCAGAGGTATCGAACCACTTCCGCTCTCGATCCGGATTGGTACTCAGAGACGAGCCGTACTCGACCGCGGAAGCGAGTAAACTCGCAAACTGCGGAAACATCCGTTGAGCTTGTGCCAGGAATAACCACTTGCCAACTCCCATATAGTTCGCGTCGGAGAAGTCATAGAGGATTGAGGTAGGATCGTAGAAGAAGTCATCGTTCAGAACCGCTGAAAACCCTACGTCTATCCCTCCCTTCCCGTCATCGACGAGCTTCAGTTCAATCCCACCGTACCCATCCACTGCACACTGATCAGTCACGAAGGGCAAATGCTTTTTCTTGAGGCCCTCCTCGAACACGAACCTCACCGAGGCGGTGGCCAGTTCCGCACCGGCCTCATCCCGATTAGTGTTTGGGAAGGCCTTGGGATCTTGCTTAAATCGATCCACCAGGCCCACAATCGAGTCTATCTTCCGCCCAATCCGATTGTAGGTAATGACGGGCTGCCCTCGAGAGTTGAGGATTTGGATCTGTTTAGAGGTCCACTGAACTCCATGTCTGTACCGACGGGCATTCTGTTGCTCAGTGATTTCCTCGGTCTTACTCCCGAGGTAATCGAGATAAGCTTGTTTGCACTCGTCGAGGGTCCAATACTCTTCGCCAGGATCATACTGGGCGTTACCCGCACTGGCCCCAGTGGCGCGAGAGTCACTGTAACCGGATTGGACTGTCGAGAGCGCCATCAGGCAACCCTCCAATCGGCGGGCTTAGAGCTGACGTAGGACCGATACCCGGACTTGATCCTTTCCGGCACCTCGACCTTGGGCCTGACCCAGGGCCTCGACATACAAGCGTAGCGGGTGTCGTCGCCTGCGTGATCTTCAGAGTCGGTATCGATGTCCTCTGGGCGCTCCCGGTCATGGGCCAGAGCGGGAATGGTGCGGATCGAGTCAGAACAAGTGTTGAAGAAGTAGATCATCGGGTACTCTCCGTTCCCGACGAGTCGAGCCCTCATTTGATCCCATCCTCCGAGCGCTCCACGTTGCGGAACTCTGGCGTTATCCGCGCCCCTGAACGGAACCAGCTTAGGGCGAGAGGTAACAAGTACTTTATTGATTCGCTCTCCAATGGAGGGCCCACCATCTTCTTTGAAGGCTGAAGGGTCGAGGACTCCGTAGCGGAGCTTGGGCATGAACTTTTCTCTGTCATGGATTCCCCGCGCGACCCTCTCAGCGTCCCACTTCAGCCCCACGTCGGGCTTGATCTTCCCGTACCATTCCTGGTAACGAACCAGGGCTCCACGAGGCAGTCGGTGACGGCCAGTGAAGTGCAAGTCCCCGACGACTGCCCACCAACCTACGCTGAACGGCTTCGCGGAGCCCCAGTCCATTGAGCGGAACCTGAGCCAGTCGGGAGGAATCGTAAATGGCTCAATCACGTGCCGCTCATAGGCCCAACAATCGAAGAACGCCCCCTCGATTACAGTCCAGTCCCCGTCCAGCCAAGCCTTCACCATGGCCTCGGAGGCCAAGCCCTTGAGGCGCCCCGCATAGCCTGGATCGGACTCCAGCAGAATCTTGTTGTCTCTGAGCTTGGCTGGGATGAACATCCGCTTCATCCCAGTCACCGGATCGTCTACGGGCTTGTAGCCCGCTGGGCAGGGATCAATGAAGTAATCCTTAACCCAATGATGCCCGACACCTCCCGGGTTAGCAGCTGCTCTAATTCTCTTCGTTGGGACTCCGAGAGCTGATCGGAGCCGCCCACGGAGATACTTGTAACCGTAATCACTTGCCCATTGGGTGAGTTCATCCCAGCCAATCCAAGTGTAAGCATGACCCTGATAGCGTGTAGCATCTATCTCGCGCTCCAGATATCGCATCTTGAGTTGTGCGCGATTGGCCCAAGTCCAGGTCTTGGACTGCTCATGCCACGTCCCTCCGGTCTGCGGATATATCTCGTGAGCCCGACGCATAAGCTCTTCAAGCTCGTTGTAGGTTCGTCTAAAGAGGATGCCTACCCAGGCAGAGCCGTAGACGGGCACATCCTGAACGAAATCGCCAAGAAGGAAATCACTCTTGCCGCCCCCTGCGGCACCACCATAAAGCAGCTCAGGACACCAGTCTGCGGTTATTGCCGCCGTTTGTGGTCCCAACTGTGGACTCCAGGAGGTCTTCGGAGCCCGACTCTTTCTTGCGACGTTCACTCCACTCCTCATAACCTTCTCGCGGCGGCCGATCGATAGTGTCGGCCGACATCGAGATGTCTAGCTTGGCTCCTGGCCCATGTCCGGTGCGATCTGCGAAGGACCGAACGAGGTCCAGAAGGGTAGGGATTGAGAACTCCTCGGGGCTGTCGTGGAGCCGCTGTTGGAGTTCCTCGAGCGCATCGAGCGAGATGTTCGACATGCGCAGAGTCATGTTGGCGACAGTATCTTTGGACTCCTCTCTGTAGTCCTCCACGAGCGCCTTGAAGGTCGCGTCCTTCATCAACTGTTGGATGCGGATAGGGTTGTACCCGGTGATCATCGCACACTGGTTCGCGCTTGTCCCAATAGCGATCAGCTTCGCGAGTGCGTGGTGGGAGTACCGAACCTGTTGTAGAACCGGGGCGTGGGCTCCCTTGCCCCGCTCCAGCTTCGTGGCCACGATATCAGCCTCGGTCAGATCCCGCACGTAGTCCGCTGATATCGGCACCCCGGGTCGGCCCTTGTGAACCTTGGGCTCAACCAGATCCAGTTCCTCCAAAATCCTTGTCTTCGTCATTAGGGCCTCGCTTCGCGCCCACGGGAAGAGCGTGGCTCGGCGGC